ATGACAATACTTGGCACAGAAATGATGTTGATGGCAGTGGCAGTAACACAGCTCAAAGAAATACTTGCTGGTAATCAACCCAAAAGAATGGATGATGCCAACTTGTGGATCAGAGCCGCAGAACAAAGTGGTGCATTTGGTTTATGGAGTGACTTGGCACTTGAACTGGTTGGATCACAAGTGTTGTCATCATACACAGATGAACCACAAGGATTTTTTGCTTCACAACAAAAAGCATCAGCATTGTTAGGTCCATTTGTGTCAGACATACTAAAAATATCTGATGGTGTTGTTGACATTGCATCAGCAGATGATGATTCGTGGTTCAAAGATTTGTCCAAAACATCACAGATGTTGATAAATCAAGTGCCGTTCCAAAACTTATGGTATTTCACAATGTTCAAAAGAATGTTGATACACGATTACATCAAAGCAAGAACTGATCCAGCAGGCTACAGAAGAAGCCAAAAAAGATTGAAAAAAATAGCCAAAGACAACAGAGTTGGCGGGGAATCAAACAACTTTGTCAAAAGGGGAATATTGGATATAATACAATAAATACTACACAAGGACATAACATATTATGGCAGTAACATCAGCAACACCTTCAATAACATTTACAGCAAATGGCTCAACTACTGACTTTGCTTTTAACTTTGTGGTGCCAGCAACAGACACAACAGGCACAATCACAGACTCAACAGCAGATATGAGTCTAAGTTCTGCTGTGCTTACAGTGGATACAGCAGGATTATTTTACACATCAGATTTACAAGGCAAAGCAATCACAGTAACAGGAGCAGGTGTTAGCTCAGCTGACTTAACTACTACTATTTTGTCAGTGGATTCAGCCACACAAATAACACTAAATGCAAGTGCCTCAACAGCAGTTAATAACACAAACATTTCAATCACAACTGGCACATTCAACACAACACTAAAAAACAACTCAGACTTGTTGGTGTTTGTGGACGGAACACAAAAAACAATCACAACAGATTACACAGTTAGATTGAACTTGGGTGATGATGCTAATAAATCAGGCACAGTTATATTCAACTCAGCACCAAGCAATGGTGCCAAAGTGGTTATCATTAGAGATGTTACACTACAAAGAACAACAGATTTCCAAACAGGTGGTGCATTAACAGCCAAATCATTAAACGCACAGTTTGATAATGTTATTATGGCAGTGCAAGATACACAGTTTGACACAGCCGCAAGTGCTATCAAGTTTCCATCAGATGAAACATTATCAACAACAACTTTACCAGCGGCGGCAACTAGAGGCAACAAAATATTAGGTTTCAACTCATCAGGTGAAATAGCGATGCGTAATGATATCACTAATGGAGACAGCGCCTCTATAACAGTAACAGATATAACAGCAAGTGGCACATCAACATTAGCAACTGTAGATATCAATGCTGGTGCTATTGACAACACTGCTATTGGTTTAGTTAGTCAGGCGGCAGGAGCATTTACAACTCTTACATCAACCAGCACAACAAACTTTGCGGCGGGCTTTACTGCGGCAGGTTTAGTATATCCAACATCAGATGGAACCAACGAACAGGTGTTATCAACTGATGGATCAGGTAACTTGACATTTAGAAGTATTGCTGGTTTGAGTTTGTTCACAGCATTAACAGACACACCATCAACTTATGTAGGACAAGATAACAAATATTTAAAAGTTGACGAAAGTGGTGGAGCAATAGTTTTTGACACACTAACATCAGATGATGCTACACAAGGTTCAAACAACATTTATTTTTCAACATCAGGTGCAACTGTAAACACAACTAACTTAACAGAAGGCACAAACTTATATTATACAGATGCTAGAGCTGATGCCAGAATAGCAAACAACATTATTGATGAAGATGATTTTGCAACAGACAGTGCCACAAGAGCACCATCGCAACAATCAACCAAAGCATACATTCAATCACAGATTGAAACCAAAGACAACACAGACGAGATTACAGAAGGTTCAACAAACCTATACTTTACTAATGCAAGAGCAAGAGCGGCAGTTTCAGTTACAGATGCAGGTGGAGATGGATCATTAGCATATGATAACAGCACAGGTGTTATTACATACACAGGACCATCAGCATCAGAAGTTAGAGCACACTTTACAGGTGGCACTGGTATCAGCATTACAAGTGGTGATATAGCATTAGACTTTTCAGAGTTTTCAACAACCAATGTAGTTGAAGGCACAAACTTGTATTATACCACAGCAAGAGGTAATGCAGACTTTGACACAAGATTAGCAACCAAAACAACTGACAACTTAACAGAAGGCAGTTCAAACTTATACTACACAGATGCAAGAGCACAAGCAGTATCAATCAACAATGTAGTAGAAGACACAACACCACAACTTGGTGGAGATTTAGACACACAAGCATTTGCACTAAAAGGCACAGATGTATTACCATCAACTGGTTCATATGGTGGACACTTTAGTGGTGGAGAAGGTGTAAGATTACACAACTCAACATCAGATCACTTGATTAGAACACAACAAGCAAGTGGTAGACAAAACATTGCATTTATTACAGACATTGACGGTAGTTACTCTGCGGCAAACAGTGGTTCAGGTTTGATTTATTCACCATTGAATATGCAGGTTAGAGACAGAGGTGAAAGCACCAAAACAAGAACAACATTTGATGTAGGTGTTCCTTATCAAGCAGGCACAGGTTCAACAATCACACAAGGCAGTGTTACAGGTAAACTATTGGATGTTGTTGCAGGCGACAGAAAGATTTATTTACAAGGTGTAAGTGGTGGTAGTTTTTCAACAGGCACAGCAACCACAGGTGTTGTAACAGGAACAGTAACAGCAGTAAACTCAATAGGAACAAATGCAGTTGAGCTTACATATGACACTAACTTTGCATCAACAGCCGCAACATCAGATTTAGCAAACATTGGTTTTGCAAGATTCAGTGCAAGAGATGTGCTTAACACAAATGGTATGAGAACATCAGAACCAGAACTACACTTAGAAGCTGGTAGAATAGCATTTGAATCCAACGGCACAAAGATGCTTGATATAACAGATTCAGGCAACATTGTAGCAGACATATCAACAGGACAAACATTGTCACCATTTGGTGGTATACTTTCAGATCCATCAAATATGGTAGAAATCAAAGGTGGTAGATATGCTTCAGGTTTGAGAATATATGATGCTTCAGTTGGAGATGGCACTAAATCAGGTTTCCAACTTGATCCATTTCACTTTGACAAGTATTTAGGATCAGATCAGAAAAAAGGTGGACAGTTTTCAATACAACTATTTGGTGAAGGATTACCTAAAGAATCATATGGATCATTTGGTGAAGGTGATGCATTAGGTGTGCACCAAAAGTTTGAAATCAAAGACAACTCAGATTACTACATTGGCACTGTAAACACTGTAAGTGGTGATGCCACAGTTACGGATCACGGCGGTAGTTTATTTTCAAACGCATCAGCAGGTGATTGGATTAGAATAGAAGGTGCTGTTTCAGATTCAAATGGCAATGCAATGAGTGGTAACTTGAACTGCACAATCACAAGTGTTGCTTCAGATAACTCAACCATTGAGATTAATGTTCCTTCAAGTGCTGGCAGTGGTAAAGTATTGAGTGACATAATCACAGGCACAGGTAGAAACGCAACTATTATCAAAAACTCATCCACAGCAATCAGAATGAGTGCGGGCACAACAGGTGCAACACACACGTTTACACACAAGTCAGAACAAAACGGCACAAATGTAGACAGCAATGACAGAGTCAATCTAGCATTTGAAGCCAAAAAGATTATATTTACAGCAGGCACAGACAGTGACAATGTTAATGCCATACAAGCAGAAAACAGTGAAGTTATCATCAACGAAGGACAAAATGATGTTGACTTTAGAATACATAGTAACTCATCAGATGATGTATTAAAAGTTGATGCAGGTGACGACAAACTGATAACAAATGGTGGACAAGGATATGACACCAACAACAACTCATATAGACCCAATGGTGGTGTTAAAGTTCAAAAAGGTTTGACTGTTGCAGGTGATAACTTCTTAGACATATTACACACAAGAAGAGAAAGCACCACAGCAGGCAACTATTCAATAGAAGTTGCTAATGATTACACATCAACAGCCTTTTCAGCAGGTGGCACAGCAGGTTCATTTGGTATGGCGGCTTACAGTGACAACTCAGGTTCATTAGGTTATGTGTATCCTGCATTTATACAAGGTGTTATTGGTGATGGTGGCAGTTTAGCAAGTGGTGGAGCAGGACCTTCAAACAACGGTGTTCAAATCAGAACATTTGACACTGGTGGACACGGATCACAATATCAAGACACAACATCAGCCGCAGAGTTTAGAGCAACATCAACCAAGTTGATGAATGACAAACTTAATCTTTCATATGATTCAGGCACAAACACAGTTAGATTAAACACACCTTCAACTGCAATACATTTCAACTCAGACAATGCTGATGTTGATTTTAGAGTTGATGGTGATGTAAACGACAACATATTATTTGTAAATGCTGGTTTGGAAAGAGTTGGTGTTAAAACAGATGCACCAAACTATGATTTACAAGTTGTTGGCACATTTGGTGCAACCACACTGTATGGTGATGGTTCAAACCTAAACATTGATTTGGGTGACTTAGATGATGTTGATTTCAGTGCAGGCAAAGTAACAGGACAATATGTAAGATGGAACGGCACAAGTTTTGTATCATCAGACGTAGAGTTTACCACAGCCACACTGGGCACTGATTTGAATCTAAACGGTAATAGTATTATTGGTAAAACATCAAGTTCTCTTACACAGCAAAACTTAGACGACGCAGGTGTTGGAATGACTGCAGGAACAGTAGCCAGCTCTCACAGAGGTGGTGGTGGTGTAACTGCAAATAGCTTTAAGTTTACTTTAGACGATGCTGTTGCATCTGATAGCACAGGTGCAAACAGTTCAATAACATTAGGCTTAGGTGTTGCAAACGCTGATTTTGATGCGGACCATAATAACTTTACAGGAAATGCCACTGGCTTATCAGCAAGACCCAGCAGTGATAGACCCACTTTGAACTTTGAAACAAACAAAACAAATCTTTCATATGGTGGTGCTATTACAACTTCTACCAAAGATTTGATATTAGCACCTGCAAGAGTAAGTTTTCAGTTAGAAGATGTAAGAACAATATTTGAAAATGATGACTCAGTAGCATCAACCAAAATATATGCGGCAAACAGAACCAACAATGTTGTTTCACAAGGCACACAAACATATCCAAATGCTTGGTTGCAGTATGAATCAAAAGAAATAGTAGAGTTTCATTCACCAGACACAGGCAGTGGAGTTGAATATTTTCAACTTACATTAAGTGGCAATGTTACTGTAGATACTGATGATTTTATATTTCAACGCAACAGTGGAGCCAAGTTTTATGTGTATCAAGGTGTTACCAACAGCAACACAGTGTTAGTTTACAAAGTTTCAGGCACAATATCAACAGGCACAACAGATTATCTTGCAGAAGTTTCAACGGATCGTGAAACAATCACTAACTTGTCTGGAAACATATATGTGAGTGCTGTAGGATCATCAAATGGTGGATACACATCACAAGGTGCAAGAGCAACATTCAAAGAACCAATAGTATTGGGTAATAAAACAACCACACAAAGAGATGCCATTACAGCAACCAATGGTATGATGTTATACAATCAAACTACACACAAGATGCAGGTATATGCAAACGGAAGTTGGGTAGACTTGCATTAAGGATAAACAATGGATCAAAGAGAACAAGACAGATTAACAAATGTTGAAATAAGTGTTGCTAGATTAGACACACAAACAGCAGTGCTGTCAAACAAAGTAGATACCATTGCTGACAATCATCTTAAACATTTACAAGAAGACGTAACCAGTGTTAAAAAAACATTATGGTGGACGTTTTCAACACTGGTTGGATGTCTTATAAGTCTAGTTGTCGTTCTTTTGCAAAGTTTTCTTTAAGAGCATCTGGTAATATATTATACCATTCTTCATCACTTTTATTTTTTTGATATTCTTGCTGTAAACTTATTTTGTAAGCACCAGCATCAAATGGATTACCATATGAATCTTTCAATCTATCACTGCGGTTGCAGTGTTCAATCATTTGATTCCATCTGGTAAGTTCGCGAAGATTGTGATGCAGAAGATTGTTCTTCGCGTCCATCACATTGACTTTTTTACTGGTGCTGGCTAACACTTCAGCAACAGTCCAGTTTTTACCCACTTCATAATAATCAAAGTTTTCTTTGTAAAACCATTGTTTGAATATGTTGCGATATTGTTGACTTTGTCTTGTTTGTTCATCTTTTTTGTAGTGATGACGAAAGTTGTGTTTGGCTGGTTTTTTGGCCCACTCTCTTTTGCCATTGTTTCTGTTTGATTTAGCCGCTTCACCAAGAAATGTTTTGCTGTGCAAATATTTTTCCAAACCGTGTCGTATAAACCATTCAGTGATGTCACTGATACCATTTGCCAAGTGATTGTGTAGTTGTTCTGTGTGCCAGTCTTCAGCCCAACATTTTACATCAGGGTCATTTTGATATTCATCAATGCCTTGTCTTTGATGATAACTTTCAGCAAATGGTATTCTGTGATGATTGAAAACAAACATTATTCTTCCAGTTGACTTGATAACTGTTCAAGTTCTTGTTTTTGAACACTTTTGTTTGCTTGTGCTCTAGCACGTGACATTGCTTCTTCAAACTCAGGAACATCTGGTGCTGATTCCATTGCCAACATTTGTTTGGCAGTATCAACAAATCTGTTTCTTTTGGTTGGGTCTTGGAAGCCCAATCTCACACCCAGTTTGATTTTGATGTCATATATTTTTTGCACTATTGCTGGTGCTTCATTTTCATCAACACCCATTGATTTCATTTTGTTGATAAGACTCAATGGTGAGTTGGTGTTTATCAGTTCAATCACATCTTTGTCAATGCCCCAATAAAAACATCTGTCACCAGCAGTTGCTTGTAGTTTAATCATATGTTGTAGTCCAAGCAATACAGTTTCAAACCTTGCTTTGACTTTGTCTTCAGTTTTGATTGTTTTTTTGATGGGCGACACAGGAGATGATTCTTCACCCACTGCTCCATCAATCTTAGATATCACTTGTTTCTTCACATTACCAGTGATTGCCACTGTGTAGTTCTTGTCGTCCTCTTGTGATGAAAGTGAATATATTGTCAGTGTTGCCATATTTTTACCCTCTTTTCAGTTATGTTAAGTTTATTATATTTATACATTGTGTTTTATTATACAACATTGTGGCGTATTAGAGCAACAAAAATGTTGGAAGATGATAAATAAAAATATAATACTTGACTTTTATGGCACAGTTATACTAAAATACTATTAATGACGCTTATACACCGCTTAAAACAGGAATAAGACGCCATTTTAAACACATATAGGCTAACATTTACTAACACAGGCAACACATAGTATCTTAATAATATTATATGAGTTATCTCACCCTCAGATTGAGTAGGCTTGATACAACCGCAACCGTTAGGCTAGGACGGTATACAAATATGAGTAGTGATGCTGACACATTTTGGAAACTTTTGTGTGTTGGGTTCAGCAAACTATAACTTTAAGTTAGGCTACAAGAGGGCTTGTTTGTTGAATGGAAGTAGTCACCCTTTTAGGTTGGTAAGATATGCAAACCCTTTACCGTAATAGATGCTGTTCTTGTTCTCTGTGTAGAGAGCTTTTTTTACTAAAAGTTCTCTCTTGGTTGAAAAGAAAGAGATACAATCTTGTAGGGAAAAACTTTATAAACGAACGAAGTGAAACGGAGTGATGTTTATAGCCATTCACGTAGTGAATGTGCTGTGTGCCTAAGTAAGATATCTAGGAGGACACACAGCACTATCACTGAGAGGGGACAAACAACAAACCTCTCAGCAATCTCTAGTATGACTGCATTTCTTCAATGGGCAATAAATCTAAACTTTGATTTTTGCTGTTTGCAATCTGCTGTTTCATCTGTTGCAGTTTGATAATCTGTTGTGGAGAACTTTGCAACAAACTGAGCCATCTGCCATATATGGGTCGCAGAGGAGCACTCACTTGTGTCAGTGTTTCTTTGAGATCTTCAATCACATCTTCATATTCTTCTGCTAAATCTTCTTGCCACAACATATACATCATATTGTCAAAGAATGGTGAATGTGCTATTTCAACTGCTTGATATTCAGTCAACCCACTGTCTAGCTCATAAAAACGAGTCACCTTGCGTTCATAATCAATCAAGTCTGAATACAACTTCTTCTTCAGAGTCAGACTGTGATATGTTTCAACAGCTAATATAGGGTCTTTGAGTGCTGGGTCAGTGGTGTTGTCCCACGCGGCATTGTATTTTTTGATTTCTTCATCATATGCACGACCTTGTTCACGATGCACTTTAGAATCTTGCAACACAGCATCAGCACCGTTCTTGGCATATCTTTCCACACAGTCCCATATGTGAACTGATTCGTGTGGTATCACGTGTTCAATCATACCCACATCAGCTAAACCTATGAATGCATTTGCGTGGACAAACAACTGTATGTGTTGTTCACCTGTTTGTTCCAAGTCGTCTAAATCTAAACTGATGTGTCCTATTGAGTTCTTGGTGATGTCTCTGTCAGAAATAGCCACGTGGAACCAAGTTTTTCTTTCTGTGCCTCCACAATGAGTTTTGAATGCTCGTTCATATCTGGCACGCATATCAATCACCACATTGTAAGCCTCTGCCACTTGTTGCAACAATAACCAAGCACCACAACGCCACAAGTTTCTCTCACCGTGTTCTTTCAAAAATGCTTCAGCATCAGCAATGGCTAAATCTCGCCCTTGTCTCAATCGCTGATATTCTTGTTGTTTTTGTTTTGTGGTTTGAGTGATATCACAATCATCAAACCACGGACACATCATAGCATTTTGCAACTCTGGTGGAGTGGTTGCAAAATATGATTTCATATCAACTACACTATTTTGCATCAACCATCTCCTTCATTGCTTTTTTCATCAGTGGCTTTTTCACAGCATCTTTGATTGATGTTGTCATTCTGTTGCTTTTGTGAATGATGTTGCCCCATTTGTCAGTTTCTTTGCCGTCCATAGCACATTTCATTTTCCAAGCCATCAACTGCAAAGGGTATCTAAAACCGTTGGGTTTTTCTGCAGGCAGTTTGCTGTAGTCTAGCATACCGTTGGTGCAATAAGCACTTCTCCAAGCAGTGTTTCTTTTCTGGTGAATACCACCTAAAAAACCACCTGTCTTTGCTACTTCTTTGAGAGACTTTCTCAACTTCTTTTTGTGTTGAAAAGCACTTTCTGTTTTTTGTGTTGTCTTTGTCATTTATGCCTCCTTAGCATTTGTTAATATATTCATACTAACACCACTTTGAGATCTGTCAACCATTTTTTTTATCGCATAAAATGGGGCTTTTTTTATGGTTGACAAAAACCAAATGTGTGCTAATATACATATAATAACAAAACGGAGACAACAATGAACAAATATAGTTTTAAAGTGAAGATACCAGCATACAAAACAGTGACGGTTGAAGCACCAAACCCAAAAACAGCAGTTGATTTTATCAAAGAAACTGAAGATTTTTACTATGGCTATTCATTACAAGATGATTGGGAAATAGATGGTATGGATGCTGAACCAGATGTGTGGACTGACAAAGAAGGCAGAATGCACGGTGTTGAAGTGTTAGATGACGAAGAACACTGTGAATATGAAGTCACACCAGAATGGCTCAAAGAAGCTGGCTATGAAGTTTCATACACCAAAAAAGAAGAGGCATAGTATGGAATGGATTTTATTATCAAATATTATCTTGCTTATTATACTAGAAATGTAGTATAATACTTGTGAAGGCAACGGCTCTACCTCACTCAAGTCATCAAAACAGACTGTTGCCTTCCGCTAAATACCATAATGCAAGACACATATTATACACCACAACACACTGGCGACAGTTATATATTACACAAGATATCAGCACCCAAAAAATATTGGGATTATGTTGAAGTTGCCAATGAACAATACCAAGATGATTCTTATGTGTGCTATGCTGGGATTGATTATGAATCATTTTCAATGACATTCAAAGAATGGTGTGCTTGGTGTTGGGAACGCCATTTTAGAGATTTAGAACACATTGGCTTTTATTCACAACAAGAATGCAACGACAGTTTGCCATTTGTTTTATGGAGACACTTTTGGCGAGACTGTGACACACACAGATGGAGGCATCACCCACCCAACTTGTTTAATGATTTTTTTGAGGTAGTTGATGCCTAAAACAACACAACCAATCGTAGACAAAACAACCTCTGGCACAGGCATTGATTTAGAAGTGTTGACACCACGTGCGATGTATGTGTTGACATATGAAGGCAAGATATGTCAAATCAGAAAAGATGAAAAAATCATCAACAGTGGTTTCAAATACATAAGGAACATTTGGACGGATGAAGGCAATGCCCAAAACAAAGCCAACCGTTACAACAAAATGTTCAAAACCACACATTTTAGCTATAAAAAACTGGAATCAATATAAATAATACTATTGTATGTTGGCATAGCATATAATAACATTATGCATAGCATATTGCTATTAGTAATGTCTCCTTTACAAGGGCATCAGAAATGGTGCCCTTTTTTTGTGGCTAAATAATCTTGTAACTTAACAGAATGGAAGGACATAGAAATATGGCAGGAAGAAAAAAAGAAGTTGATGACAACTTTGAAACACTACTCAAAGATTTTTCAAATCAATATTTTGACAAAGAACTACAACACGCACACGAACTGTTTTCAGATGCTAGTTGGCCCAAAGATGAAGATCCTCATTATGTAAAGAAAGCAACATTTCTTATCAATGCAAGAAAGTCTCATTTGATGTTGTTGAAAACAATGTGTCAACACATCACTGGAGCAGTATCAGGTGGCAAAGAAACAGCAGTGGACGACAAACAAGCAGAAAAACTATTAGAACAAGCACTGCAGAGGATAGGCATTGAAGACAAGAGCAAAGATGCATAATGCAAAAAATACCATTCAAACTATTTTTGGACACACAAAACATCTTGTCAGGTATGCAAACACCCAAACTGCACGTGGAAGTTTGTGATTGGTTAGACAAAAATCAAAACCATCCTAGAAAGATACTGCAAGTGTTTAGACACGCAGGCAAAAGTTACATACTTTGTTGTTATGTGGCTTGGAAACTGCTGACAGATCCAAACTACACCTGTATCATTGTGTCAGCAAAGAAGGCATTGGCAATGCGTAACTCAATGATGATACGAAGCATCATTGAAACCAATCCATTGACTGCACATTTGAAAAGTGAACTGTATCAATGGCAAGCATCACAGTTCACAGTTGAAAGAGATTCAATACAACTTAACCCCTCAGTTACCTGCACATCAATGGCATCATCATTTACTGGTATGCACTCAGATGAAATAATAGGTGATGATATTGAGGTTGCAACCAATGTGTTGACAGAAGATGCAAGAAACTTAATCAAAGACAGAACAATGGAGTTTGGTAAAATATCCAAACGCATTTTATTAGTTGGCACACCACATCACGAAGAAACCATTTACAGACACGTGAAATCAGTTGGTTATGATTGTGAACTTAAAATACCTGTTTATAACAAAAAAAGTGAACTAGCTTGGCCCAATCATCCAGATGGTATGTTCACTTGGGATTGGTTAGAAAGACAAAAGAATGAATCAACAGAAGGTGACTTCAAATCACAGTATCTGTTGATACCAAGCAAAACATATGATTCACTCATTGATATAGACAAAATACAAACATACGATGCAGAACTTACATTCCAACACTTGCCACAACCAATGGGTGGGTATCTACCAATAGTTAGAATAGGCAACCAACAGATAAATAGATTAGTTAGCAGTTGGGACGTTGCTAGTGGACTACGAGGCAGAGATGCATCCGTGCTGTCAGTGTGTGCAAGAGACAGCAATGGCTTTGTGTATGTTCACGATGTGGTAGAACTTTCTGCGGCACAAGACAAAGACTTTGACATTCAATGTGAAGAAGTTATTGATATATGTGACAAGTATAAACTTGGGCACGTTTATCTTGAGGAAAACTTTTCAATGACATTGAAAGCAGAGTTGAAAAGAAAGATACTTGCTAAGAAGAAAAAGATTGTTGTTATTGGTGAGTTTAGAACCAGCAACAAACTTAACTTTATGGCACAACAACTTGAACCTGTTATCAAAGTGGGCAAGTTAAGAGTGCATCAGCGAGTGTTAGACAACAGTAAGTTTATGTCACAGTTAGAAGAGTTTCCGTATATGAAACACGATGACTGCATAGACGCAACTGCTATGGCTATATCAAAACTGCCAGAGCCAGGTGTGGATATATCAAAAATACCATTGATACAATCACCACTACAAATGGCAGGAGGAAGAGCAAAACTGACTGATTAGACACCAATGATTAGTGCAAGATTGTATATATTATATAAATAAACTTGTATTACGCACACACGCACGAAAGGCAACGATGGCAGGCAAACTTAGAACAACACCGCGAACTAATCCTGTATCAAGGATTCCTGTAAGAAGACCCAACCCAGGCAAAGGCAAAATGCCAGAACCAAGTATACCAAGTGGCACAGAAAAAGGTGGGTATTTGAGAGGTGGTGGTGATGAGTTCACAGCAATGCCAGGCGGTCCAGAAGGTAAACCAACATTGCCAGAACCAAGTATACCAAGTGGTGAAATGGATGGCGGAAATGATATGGTAACAAGAGTTGGACAAGCAGTCACAGGACAGTTGGTGCCATTAGCAACACAGATTGCACAACAGAATCAAAAGAAAGGCCCAAAACGTAGACAACCAACAACAGGCACATTGGGTCCATCAGGGAGTTTATTATAATGGGTGGTAGAAGTTCAGGTTCATCAGGCGGAGGCGGCGGCAACAACTCGCCACAAAAGCCACGTAAACAACTCAAAGACAAACCAATATATCAAGATGCAATCATCAGAGGTGATGCAAAAGCAAGAAGTTATGTTGCAACTGAAAACAAAATATCTGAGATTACAAAGAAACAAATAGCTGATCCAACAAGAATGCAGGGAGGGGCAGATTCAGATGCTATATGGAGAACAGTATCATCTAAACCAGGAAACTTTGTAAAAGATTCCAAAGGCAGACCCATTAGAACTGCTAGTGGCAAAGCAGTGATGACAAGCAAAGGAAGAAAAGAATACAATCAAGCAATGTCAAGAATACCTTTGACAAAAGCACAAGTAGATTCACAGAGAAAGTTTATGAGTGTTGCATCATTACCATTGATGTTTGTGCCAGGTGGTGGTTTATTGAGAAGTGCCGCAGTTGGTAACTTTGATAAGACATTTCAAAGAGGTGGCAACCAAATGGCAACATATGGCAAAGGCAACTTACTTTCACAAGATGAATCAAATGAAATAGCAACTATGATGCAAGAAGCAGAACTGGGCAGACAAGTTGACACAGTTGACTTATCAACACGTCCAAAGAAAGCCAAACGAAATATGAACTTGTTGGATAGAACATTCGCAACATTGTTTGGTGGTGGCAACTTGTTAGGAACAGGAGGAAAACTATAATGGGATTTTTGAAACCAAAAAAAGGTCCAACGGCTGAAGAGATAGCAAAAGCAAATCAAAAAGCCAAAGAAGTAGCAGAAGAGAAAGCTAAAGAGCAGGCTGAAAAAGCTGAAAGAGAAGCACAAGCAACTTTTGAAGCCAGCGAAGAAAGAAAACGTGAAAAGAAAAGAAAAGGCAAAAGAAGCCTGATTGCTACTCCGTTTGGTTACTTAGGTGATGAATCAGATTTTGGATCCAAAGGCAGTTTGTTAGGATAAAAAGCATATGGCAATAGTATCTTTAAACTACGTGAAAAATCTTTTGAAGAAGGCAAAGACAGCACGCCAACTTCACGAAGATGAAATATCAGAAGCATACCTATACACATTTCCAAACAGAGACATTTGGAGAAGTTATGAAGGAACCACTGATAGACAAAAACTGTATGATATGACAGCAGTGGACAGTGTGCAAAATCTAGTGTCAACTATTCTTAATCTATTGATACCACAAAACCAACAGTGGGCTTACATTGATGTGAGACAGGAAGTCAAAAACAAAATGGCTCCAGATGTAAGAAGAATGTTAGACACAGCCAACAAAACAGTATTCAAAATATTAAGAGATTCAAACTTTTATGTAGCGGCATCAGAAGCACTGCAAGATTGTGTCATTTCAGGCACAGGTGCTATTTGTATTATGGATCCAATGGATGGCAAAGGTATGAACTTTATGGCAATACCAACAAGCCAACTGTATTTCTTATCCAACTACAAAGATGATGTTGATGTGGTGTTTAGAGAATCAGAACAGTCAGCACAATACATTTTTGAAAGATGGGGATCACAAGCACCAGAACTCAAAGATGAAGCAGACAAACATCCTGATAAAAAACACAAACTGTTAGAAGCAGTGTTTAGAAAAACTGGTGAAGAAGACTATTGTTATCACGTGTATGTAGGCAAAGAAATGAAACTTGTAGAAAGTTCAATGATGCCTGTAAATCCATTTGTGGTATTTAGGTTTTCTAAAACACTAGGCGAACATTGGGGCGAATCACCAGTTCGTTCTGCATTACCACACATTAGAACTGCAAACGAAATCCAAAAGATGATGTTACAAAGCGGGGCGTGGAGTGCAATGGGCGCCTTCCAAGTTTCATCAGATACCACAGTGAACTTTTCAAATATGAAACTACAACCAGGTGAAGTTATCACAGTGGATCAACCACTACAACCAGTTCCGTTTCCAGGCAACTTCAATATATCAGAAGCAATGATGATGCAACACCAAGACAGCATTAGAAGAATGTTGTTCAATGATGCCATTATGCCAGCGGGAGCACCAAACACATATCAAACAGCAACAGAAGTAAGTGCCAGACAAGCACAGTTTTATCAAAGAATAGGTCCTTTTGGACTACGTCTTGAATCAGAGTTTTTGCGTCCATTGATTAAAACATTGGTAACCAAACTGCAAAGAAGAGGTATGGTGCCAGAGTTTGTAATCAATACCAGTGCGTTTGAACTTGTGGTAAACTCAGCAGTGAAAAAAGGCATAGCAATGACAGAAATACAGAGAGATATGCAACTGTTACAAATGGTTCAAGCACTTGGACCTGATGCAATGATGTTGGTTGATATGAAAAAACTAGCCAAGAAAATACTAACAGATGGTGATATGTCACCAGACATAATCAGAACAGAACGAGAGATTGCCCAGATGCAAGAGCAGATGCAACAACAAATGGCACAGAACCAACTAATGCAAGGAGCACAGCAACTATTAAATGCAAACGAACCACAATCTCAAGGCGACGAACCAACACAAGGATAGAATAAAAATAGTTTCAGGCAAAGATTATGACAACCCTCAAGGTTGGCAAACACTTTATCGTATGGTTGAACGTCACGTAGACAAAAAATATCCTCAGCAGTATGATGCACAATGGTTAAACTGGATGATAAGAATGGGTGAACAACCCAACGGTTTTACCACTGGTGTAGAATACCAAGGCAGGCTACAATGTTTGTTGATAGCAGAATGGCACTACAATATGTGGATCAATGCCAAAGATGCCAACATAATGGGTATGCTCACAGCACCAGGATGCAAACCAAGATGGGTTGATTTGATGTTACATCAAGTTGAATGGTGGGCCAAAGAGTCAGATTGCCAGAGTATAAATATCTTTACTTGGGATGACAGACGTGCATACCAAAGATGGTGCAGTAAGAAAGGTTTCAAACTGTATCAATACACTTACTCAAAGGAGTTGAAATGAACCAAAAAGAACTAAAAGAAACTTACAAAAGCATTTTCAATACACCAGCAGGCAAGGCAGTGTTCAATGATTTACACAGAATATCAAATCAAAGTCGTGTGGATCAAGATGCACCAAATCCTTATGCTTGTGTGTATAAGATAGCACAACAGGCACTGTTGAAACGTATTGAGAATATGTGTGATATAGAACGCACAGAAAACAGCAACATAATAGAAAGGCGCTAACAATGGAAGAGCAAACACAAGCACAAGAGTCACTGTTGGACTCAAATACCACAACAGAAACAAACACAGAAACTACCACAGCTACTGAGACCCAAACAACCACAGATGAACAACGTCCAGAATGGTTGCCAGAGAAGTTCAAAACAGCAGAAGACTTTGCCAAGTCATACTCAGAACTTGAAAAGAAAATACAAGAAAAACAACCTGAGATCCCCACTGAATATGATTATTCATATGCTGGTGATATGGGTTTGGATATGAATGATGAACAAAAGTCACAAACCAATGAAGTGTTCCGTCACTATGGATTGACACAAGAACAAGCCAAAGGTATGTTGAGCCTGTATTCAGATTCAATCAAAGCATTTGCGGATCAATACACAGCACAAGGACCACAGATTGATATGACTGTGGAACAAGGCACACTGAAGAACACTTGGGGTGCAGAATATGACACCAAAATGGGTGCTGTGCGTAACTTTGCCAAAACACTCAAAAACGACACACTGAATGCACCATTGGCAAACACAGCAGA